TTAGTAAATGCCCGATCGAATTCGGGCGTACGTGGACTTCAACCGAACCTGCAACAGAATTTAATCCTTCAAAAACATCTTGTCTGTCTAGTACAGCTTTTATTGCGTCGTCATCTAACTGTTCGATAGTATGTTCAAAACTTTCGCTTAATATTGGAATAAAATCTGTAGCCGCAACTGCCGTTCCCCATGAAGTCTCTTTCGCTAATCCAAAATGCCTGTCAGCCTGTAACGTCATAATCCTTTCCTCCGTATAGTGATAGGAGCAGGGATAACTATTTCATCTAAGACTGTTTGTGTAGTTTTCCCGACTCCACAATTATTATTTATTTCAGTATTTTTCTGGTATTCCGCAAACCATTTCTGCATAATTACAAATCTAATTATTGCCTTGTTTGTAGTTTCTAAAATGGAATTTCTTTTGAATATACCGATTCCATTTAATGAAACCACATCAACAATACATTTTAACTGCATTATTATTCTGGCCTTCTTGACCTCCCTCGCTTCGTGCTGGATTGATTATCAATTAAATCTGCTACTATCGGTTTATGTTTTATGACTAACTCCTCAAAGTTACCTGTGCCTAAAAGATATTGTAATATCTCAGGATCGTCGATGTATAAAATCTGTCTCGGCTTTACGATACCAAACTGCGGATATTGTAGTTCATCGTCCCTCTTATGTAAAATCCTCATAATGCCCCCCTTAAATAAACATATTCACATACTACTGATAGCTTTGCGATAACAAGATCACTGAACCAACCTTCATATACTTCTATATTCGAGATCATGGTATCAACCGCACAGGGATTGCCGTTTTTATCTTTACCGCGATTGCGATCTATTTGCAAAGCGTTTTCGATATCTTGTAACAAACGATTTAATGCAACAGTCCTCTCTTCTCCCAGACCTTTCACATAGCAAACAACAGTCGTAGTCAAAACCACCTGAAATTCGTTATGTAAAGCCGTTCGTGTCTCCCCTGCGAGATAAACATATATAGCAGGGAATTCTTTCGCAGTCTCAGGATCAGTGAGGCCTCGTTCTACCGTACCGAGCTGGGTATGGTAACCGCTTTTAGCGTTAATCGTGGAAATAGTATCGAATATATTTTTGCAGATTAATTCCCTTTTTGAATCGTATAAACTCATTTTATTTTGCTACATCTGGAGCTTGCTCGTTTAATAATTCATTTATATCATCTTCCAACTTTTTCATCAGAATAGGAAAAATTCTTTTTAAAGCAGGTCTAAGGAATGGTCTAGTTTTCCCTGAAGGCCATACTCCTGATTCTTCATGTATTCTAGCATATGGAACTTTAGTACCTACAGCTATCTCAACACCTTTGTCCCGAATAATCTTGGCGGAAGAATCTGAAGCATTAGAAGGAAATATCCTACTATAAATACTTTTCCGCAACCTTCCTGTTCTGCTTGTCAAGATGTTATCATCTGGAGGATCGACCCATGGGTATTTACTCCGCCCGAGCAGAAAGTAATCATCTATTGATATTTTTTTCCAGAATTCTTTTGTATTATTCATTCTCGTCCATAAAACTCTCGGATATTTCTTTCGTAGCAAAGCCAGCTTGGAAGTAACCGTATCCTTCTCGATACTTAGTTTTATATCCTGAGCCATAATTATTTACAATTCTCAGCTACAAAATTTCTTTCCTTTTCTTTGAGCCTCTGGCAATAAACACTTTTTTCCTGATTACGGGAAGGAGAGGTTTTCGTTTTATGCAATGCTACTACTCCGCACATCGTAGGAAACTTGTTGTCCCAAACTCCCTTGTTGATAAAAATATCATTAACAAATAAGCTGTTATGACTCCCAGCGAATTTCATTCCTGCTTGATATTTAAACCATCTGAAGATTTTGTAAGGTTGAGCAGGGTTATAATCATCTCTTTGCAACCAAGTGCTTGCATAGTCAGGATAGGTCACGGTTAGAATTGGTTTATCAGTGAAAACAGGTCTAAAATCAAACTCACCTGTAAAATATCCTTCCATAACTTCATCACCGTCAATTTCTAATAGATAATCGCCATCTTTTAGAAAAGTAAAAAACTCATTTCGTTTTTCTATTTCACCTTCCCATGGTTCTTCTCGCTCAATAACAGTATCGGCAAGCTCATAAGCGATTGCTAACGTATCGTCAATTGATTTTGGATTATTATTTTTGTAGGGGTAGTCGACGTAAGCTCCATCTAAAACTATAATCTGGTGCTCCGTATCTCTAAATGTTTCCTTCGCTTTTGAAATTGCTTCATACAAAGTCAAGCCCTCGTTGTAAACGTTAAACCCTAAATAAATCATTCCCACCCGCCTATATACCTAGTTGATTTGTAAGCGTTTAACAACTCCAGTATTTCAGGGTCTTTTCGCCATGCACGATAAGAAACGCTATGCCCATCAAGCGATTGGCTGACTAATCCTGTCTTGCTCGCTGAGGTAAGAACCCTTGAGATTATCATATTGCAGGCTTGTTCTAACGGGCTCGGTATCGTAGCATAGCCAGCAACATAGGTTACTCGGATTGCTTTGATTCCTTTCGGCCATTTTGTTGCGCCTGCGTATAAACTATATCCAGTCTGTTTTCGCAAAACGCCTTCTGGCTTTTCTACAATATAATCCGTATCTTCTGTTAACAAAGTCCCAGCTCCAAAATCTCGGCCTGAATCCTCATAAACAGAAGTAACAGAAATTATCGGATAATTATTTAAAAACAAACTCGGTGTACCTGTACCATTATAATCTTCGTTTGTGTAGGTAGTCTGGACAATTTTCCGTTCAAGGTAATCTGCTATTACATCAGAATATTTATTAATTAAATCTCTATACAAATCATCTTTAGCGGTAACTTTATTTTCATCTATTTCCAGCCATCTTTTCAGCGCTACCAATGAGGTCAGCGCTTTCGTTGTATCAACAGTTACAGTCATACCTTTCTCGGTCTCCCTCGTTTTGCTACTGGAGGTAAATCTAAACTAGGTATTGCAGGGTCTATGACAGTGTTTTGTAATTCCCGCACTGGAGGAGCATCATTCTTAATCGGAGGCGGGATTACAATCTCAGGTTCGACTATAACTGGAATTTGCGGTTGTGTTTGTGTTTGTGTCTTCTGTTCTGGAATTCGTTTAAAATTCAATGCAGGCGTATCCAGTTTAGTTGTAACCCACTGCGGAAAAGTAGAACATAGATTATCAGCTTGTGATTTTGGTAAAGAGATTATATCTCCCAAATTGATAGTAAACGGCAACCAATTACTTTTATTTTTTCTTCCACACGAAAAAGCCTCGTTGCCGTATAGTTTTACGGCAACAAGTTCTTCGGTTACTATGGTCGCACCCTTCACAGTCCCCCTTTATACTCTACTAAGACAAAGGTACGTTATACAGATAAGCTACCAAGTCTTCTGTAGTCGCATCAAAAAAAGCTTGGAAATCTTTCTTTTGTGAAGATGCTAGAACGGTTTGTTCGTTGATCACATCTTCCCAAGCTCTGAAGGTTACAGCTCTTCTTTCGCCAAGCACAAATGCAAATCTATTCACTAACAAAATCTGTGTCTTGACATTTGAGGCTGATGTATTGCCTACAAAACCTGTAGCGTCTAGATCCTGCTTAACTTTTTCAGAGACTATAATCGGTGAACCTAGAATACTTCCCAGCTGTCCTGATAATATTGTAGCCTGATCTCCGTACTGTTCTTTTGTAATTACCTGAGTGATATGGGTTCGCATCAAAGCATATCCAGCACTTGAAGTGATCCAAGCGCACATTTCGGGATTCGCTCCGTACTTACCAAGCTTTGCAATCAAACCTCCAAGATCACCTACGACCAGCGTATCAGCTCCTTCGTTCACAGTATTCCCTGATTTTGTTAAAGCTCTCAAACCTTGCCATGCTTTTTCTGCTGATGTCGAGGCCAGTGAGTCTCCAGTATCAGGATGCGTCCCTGTATGCCCGTTGACTATTGCAGTCTCAACAGCGCTTGCCTGCATCCAGCCATGCTCGCTCCTGACTAGAGGGGCTATCGCTATGATAGAATCTTCTGAAATTTCATCAGAGAATTTTGTAGTTGCCTGAAGTTTGATTGCGTTCAAGGTCACGTTATTCGTAGTCGGATCTGTAGCAGCAGTTGTCGCTCCAGTCGTTAAATTATCTGCAGTTGCCTCCGCTACCAATTTCGCTTCTTTGTCTGTACCTTTAACCGGCAACGTAAAAGGATCAGAAGGCATTTGGATTACAGGAAATAAAGCAGCTACTTTATATCCCAATCTGATCTGATCAATCAGCTTTGCGGAAAACATTGTTGGTATCCAATTATTACCTGCTGTTGCTGTTCCAGACTCAAGCGCCTTCAAAATTCTGGAATGGTTCACTCTAAAGTTCTGATAGAATCTTGATTTTCTTATATCATATCTTTCCCCGTGTGCCCTTGCGTGTGCATCTTTCATGGACTTTAAGATCAGTAGGGTATCACTGTCATTTTGAAAATCTGAAACATCTTCCTCTTTGTTGGTGGCAGTTTTGAGAAGATAGGACTTGACGATGTGATTATCTTCAAGCTCTTCTACATTCTTCATACCTGCTATATCACTGCCTGCATTTTCAATTGAATACTCTCCTTTTCTCTTATAGCTCTTTTCAAGATCGGCTCTATCCTGAGCAGCTTCGTCGGCATCTTTTTTAATCTGAGATTCCATTTTGACCTTAGCAAGTTCATCTTGCTTTTTCATAATGGTATCTTCTACCATCTTCTGAATCTTCTCCGGCGATAGCTTTTCAGTAATCGCCTTGTCGATCGTAGCCGTCATCTTTTGGAGTTCGGCTAGGATTTTTTCTTCGCTAGACATTTTTCTTTCCTCCGTTAAATTTTGTTAAGGCTTTCTAAAAGCTTATCAGCCTTCGAAGCGAGAGTTTTGACTCCCCCGCTCACAATTTCGATATTTATATCCTCAGTTTTCTGAGTTTCTGTTTTGTCAGTGGATGGTACTACAGGGTGATCCTTATACTCGCCCTCGCTTGCTAATGCTTGTTGTGCCATTTGTTCATGTAACTTAGCCTGTTGCTCTGCCACTAATTTTTTCAGATTAGGCATAACCTTTGACAGCTTTTCATATAACGGCATACATTGTTCCATCATATCGTACATTCCAATCAGATCAGTTAACGCCCAATCCAAATTATTTTTTGTAATAAACTCCTGCGTCGCTTCTGCCGATTTAATTAATGCAAATTTCTTATTATTCGCGCCGAGTTTTACAAAAGAGATTTCTTCAATTTCGATATTTATTAATTCAGAAATTTGACTCCCTTCATTATCGGATATTTTGCGTTTCAGCATACTTTTGGTTATTACTACCTCTGATTTCCCTATTGGTGCTCGATCAGCAGTCCCGCCCATAGAGTAACCTGTGATTTCTCCTTTTTCGATTGCTTCCCAAATTGATTTATTAAAAATCTTCGTAGACATTACTAACGAACCTTCTTTGATTCTTTGTTCCCCTTCCCAGTACGAAACAGGCGCTTGAAATATTTCGATTAAAGCTACATCTTCGTTTGTTAATTCTTCCGAATGTTCAAACTTAAATAATCTGGATTTGAGCATGTAGGAAACTAGCCCCTTCCAGATTTCTTGTTTAGATGCTTTGTCGCCTTGCAGGTCAACTTCATCAGGTGCATAGACTACACCTTTGACAATCTGCTCCTTTGAATTCTTAGAAATGAAAGTATTAGATTTGGCAAACCTAATACTTATAGTTTTCCCTTCTTCCAAAGCCTTCCTCCTCGACTCTAGAAGTTCCCCTTAAAACGATATTACAGTAAAATCAATATCTAAACACAAGAAAAAACATAGCTAGACTAAAAATAATTTTCATTCTTTTTCAGCTTCTAGCTCAGCAGTATCGGCTTCGAGAGCCTGCTGATACCCATCATCAAGTGCGTTGAACATTTCCTCATCGGTAGGTGTTCCTGACCCTGTTAATTGACAACGGCAGTTGATTGTATTGCTCGCACTCCCCCGCTCATCTAGCGGATAGGCCATTTTATCTACGCCAATTTCTTTTCCATTTTCAATTACAGGCACTTCAAAATCTTCATCTATATTCACAGTCTTCATATGCATTTCCTGATGACTGTCCCGTACTTTCTCATCACCTACAACAATCCAAGTTTTCTGTTTTGTTTTAGTTGCCTTTAAAGTTTGTTCAAAGCCGTAATTGCTCGCTTTAGCTACTTCTGTTCTGGCTATCGTATGAGGTCTGGACTGTTTCAAAACATCTCCAAAAGCATCAGATACCTTAACTGCCAATTCACTTTCAGATATCCCAGCTTCAAACCCTTCGATCAATGTTTGTCTAATCTTCTGAGTCGTTGTCTTGTTAATATTATCTACAAATTTGAATTTAGTTTCGTTAATCCATTTTGTTACCTTTGAAGAGTTAACATCAAAAGGGACATCCCGCTCCATAGCCCCGCCGAGCGTGTTCTTTGCGCCTGTAATTGCTAAACGATAAACTGCGTTCAAATCTTTATTTAAATCTTTTGAATTCTTGATTATATTATTCAATTCATTATTTAACCATTTTATAAAATCATCAACCTTACCTTCTGGAGCTTTTAGAAATCTTATCCTAGTTGATTTTGTTGTTTTGCCAAAACTATTCAGAACCTTATTTTTTACAGTTGCTTGTAAAGTTAGCTGTAGCTTGAAAATAGTCTCAGCTATTCTCTCCATTCTGTTCATAGGTTTTGTAACCATATCCTTTGTTTTATTTACAAAATGTGCGATGCCTGCTTCAGTTAACTTACCATCTTTAAATAATAAAGTCTTTTGAGTATCTGGAGCGGAAAGAGTTCCGCCAGTACCGAAAGTCTCTGCAGTGCTAAAAGCAAATGGAGAAGCGGGTTGTACAGGTCTTGACTGCAGTTCAGTTCGCTGTTCATCAGTAGCGATAGGCAACCCTAAGTCTATACGCATTTCATCTAGCGTAATAATCCCTGCTTTAAAATTCTCTCTTATTATCCTTTGCTTCTGTTCTTCTTCATCAAGAGTTGATAAAGACTTTCCGTAGTCAACGCCTAGCTGGAATTCCTTTCCATAAGTAGGTTGAATTAAAAATTTATTAAAAAAGTCTATAATCGTATTCGCAAGCGGAACAATAGCTTCCATCGTGTAGAGTTTAAGTTGGATATTTGCATTTGCGAAGGAGTTATGCACAACGAAGCCCCCTGCAATGAAATTATGATCCCTTTCTACTTCAATATCATAGACTAATTCC